CTTAGACATACTGAACAGATAGTAAACATGGGCAGGCTTTACATCAAGAATGAATGCGGTCTCATGTACAGTGAACAGCATGGCTCAGCTCCTCTCCTTTTTTAATCCTTGCGGTCCGGGTTAATACCCTTCTCGCAAGCCATCTTGCGCAGAGCAACAATTACGTCGGTTGCCTGATACTTTCTGAGCCACTCAATACGAATAGAACCAGTAATGCGCTCAAGAAAAGCTTCAAGCGCCCTGTCGCTCTTGTTGTCTGCCACAAGCTGCCATAAGCCCCTGATGTACCTTTCCTGTTTTACAGAAATCCATTTAGGATTCCGGCCTTCCTGTGGGGCTATGTCGGCTTTATAAGATTTTGACTTGTAATCAAAACCCAGCTTTGCAAACGAGGCCATAACGGCATCGTACTGCTTCCAGGTTTTGATTTCCTTTGATGATTCAACGCCACACGCCCCTGTGAGCAGGGCGCGGTAGCGTTCATCATCAAGATTCAGCTTAGTTTTTGCTACATGAATCATTCTGATCCATTGTTTCTGCGCTGTGTTCATCATGCAGCATTCCTTCTGATTCTGTACAGCGAGTCGTTTCTGTCTATGCATTCTACGACATCGCCCCTGCATCTTCTCATGCAGTGGAGCACACTCGCCACATAAGCGTGGCGGGCTTCCGGGTATACCCTAACAACTTTCTTTTTCAGCTCGTTGCCAAAGAAGCAGGTGCCGTCCGGCATACCGTCAATCACACAGCGGATTGCTGCGCTCATAGAATCAATTTCCATACAGCCTCCTAGTATGGAGCGGAGAATCAGGACATCCAGAACTGACTCTCCGCATTTCCTAACTTGCAGTTTTCTCCAGCAAGTCTTTGTTGACATCTTCAGTAGCAGCCTCACAGAAGAAATCATCTGTGATTTTTCTGGTTGCTCCTACAGACTTAAGGAATCCATCATCCATAAGGGCTAATGCTTCCTTATTTGGTTCTTCTTTTATTCGGATACAGCCTTGGATTTTTGTAATAAGAACTGTGAGCAAATTCTTTCTTTCTTCAGATTTTTCTGCTTCAAGTTCGCGCACGTGGCTCTCAAGAAGTTTTTTAAGCAGTTCTAAAGTCGTTTTCTTTACGCTGATTTTCGAACTCTTTCTGTAACCAAATTTTCCAAAGTTCAGTTCTACAGACTTGTTTTCCTTAAAGAGATCTCCCTTGTTGTATTCTGCATAAGCCTGAATCTTTGCAACCTTTTCGGTTATCAACTTTCTTTTTTCTTCGCCGTCTTTTACAGCCTTTTCTTTCAGCTTTGCAATTTCTGCATTAAGTTTTGCATCAATAGCATCAAGCTCTTTTTCTGCCAGTCCGATTTCTTTGAGAGCGAGATCTACATCGTCCAAAGAATTAAGTTTGCCTGTATCAGGCTTGTAACGTGTACCCATTTTCAGTACCTCCCTTTTATTTATGCGGCACCCGGGCCGTCATTTCCGATAGTTGCTTCAAACAAAGCGTCTTTTGCTTCCTTTGCAGCACTTTTAATATCAACCAGGCTTGCTCGGGCATTACCAAGAATGCCGCTGAATGCAAGCTTTATGATTTCATCAATCTTGTCGCTTACTACGCCAAACTGTTCTTCAGTCAAAATCATTTTTTCAGTCTCCCTGTGTCAGCATCTGATAAAGAACCTCACTGCATCGCATGAACATCTTTGCAGGAGAATCATCCTTAACGTTTATGTAGCGGCAGAAAACGTTTCTTACAAAAAATCCTACGGTAAGAATTTTTCCGCCGTCATCTTTCATCGGTGTGCCGTTAGGCAGAATGTTTACAAGAACCTCAATGCCGTTGTCCTTGAAAGCGTCCATTACCAGGTCATTCAAAGCACAAACTACAAGCTCTTTTCTTGTATCATCCACAGTCTGCAAACTCTGATACTTTTTCATTCATTGCCTCCCTGCTCAATAAGAGCGTAGTAGCGTTCCAGCGCGCACTGTGTCTGAACCAAAAGCTCGTTGTATGCAGCTTTCATTGTGTCATTGTGCGGCTGGTCAACAGTAAGCCCACCGATAGGAATCGGAATCTTGTCTTTCTTGCTGAGCAGAAAGAAGTTTCCGTTTTTTGTATCTGCATGAAGTCTGTAACTGGAAAGCTCAATTCCGCTCATTGTCGGAAGTCCGAAGTCATAATCTCCGGTGTACTCCAGCTGACCTTCCGGCAGATTGTAATGAACCGGGCTTGTTTCCCCTTCGTCCGATTCCTTTTTTTCACCGATGCGCATGGCAATTTCTCTCATGGTAAGACCAGTAAGACCGTCAGGATTATTTGCAAACTCCTTGTAAATCTTAAAAGCCGTGCTTACCATTCGTGCAGGAATTCCTGTTTTGGCTTCGTACTTTGCAGCTGTCATAGAACAGGTTGCTTTCTTGGAAGCTCGCTCAAGAATCTCTCCAAGGTTGAAGTAGTTCTGAGCGGCAGACACCATAAGAGCTTCAACTTTCTTTGCAGTGTGGCGAATGTCTTCAACAATCTCGTTGATAGTCTCGCGCTCTTCAGATGTAATAATCAGATTATTGTCATCGTCATATACAGGCGCATTCTTTGCAGGTCTTCCGCGTTTTGGAATGTTCTCAGAAACAACGATTTCCTTTGAAATAGGACTAACAAGCTTTGCCATTATCGTCTCCTCAAAACAAGTGTGCTTGCAAGCTCAGCAGCTTCAACAGTCGGAACATCAAGATTGTTCTGTGTCATAGTGTTCTGGAGTCGCTCCAGAATCTTTGTGAACTGTCGCACGTCGCTCTTTGCAGTTCCGTAAACAGTGCTGATTACATCTGCAGGGCAGTCTTCCCAAACGCTCTTTGCAATAAGAGAAGCGTCTGGCTTGGTAAGACCTTCGAGCTGTAAAAAGATTCCGATACGGCTTTCAAGCTGGCGGTGGTCATTACGCAGATTCTGGATCATACCCTTAAGGCGCGGTAAACCGATAAGCACAAGACCGCTTTCTCCCAGGTCGTAAACCAGACGGCGGACAAACTCCAAGGCATCAGCTTTGAGGTAGTCTGCTTCGTCAAGAATTACCAGAGAGTCACGTTCTGCCAAAGCTTCTGCAGTCTGCTGAACAAGGGCATTGAAAGGCACTCTGTTAGTTTCAATTCCAAGCTGACGCGCAATCTCTTTTGTGAGCATAGAGCGGTTCATTCCGGCAACTACCGCAATGTAAATAACCGTGTTTTCGTTCTGGTCGGCGTAGTATTTAGCCGAAGTGGTTTTTGAGCTTCCGGCATCTGCTACGATAAGAGCGATGTCGTGCTCCGTGTGTGCAAGCTCAATGGCGTTGAAAACCTGCTTAAGAGCCGTTGTTTCAACGATTGGAATACGCTTGCGAGAATGCGCCTGCTCCTGTCGGGCAATCCAGCGCACAATGTTGTCTTCAAGCTTGGTAAGGTCGCCAGAATAGTTACCTGTAGTGTAAGCACTCAAAATTGCGCTTGAGTAACCCATGTCGCGGCTGGCCTTAGCCTTGCTGATTCCGAACTTTTCAAGAGTGTCATTAAGTCTCTTGACGATTTCACT